TGACGTTCGTGGGTACTACCATACACTCCAGAGACACGTTGAGGATGAGCAAGCCGGGATTCACAGTGGGCACCAAGAGGAACGAGGACGTGGAACGACCGTGGTTCTTGAGAGAGGCCGTGGGAATCAGTGGTAGAAAACCGGGAGATGTTTTTCAAAATATAAAAGATGTTAAAAACCAAATTACTTTTGACACTTTCAAAGCATTTCCAGAAGGAAAATTGAAATTTGTTGATATCAACCAAAGAGATAGAGCTATAGAAAAAATAAAAAAGCAGATTCCAACTCTTATTCCTATCAACAAACCAAACAACAGTCAATTAGCTTTTGGATTGGCTATTTTTAATTCACAATCTGGGCAACAAGGATATATTAAATTTGGTAGAGATGTACAACAAGTCAACAATCCAGGATGGTGGGGCAATAAAGATATACCCAATTACGAGCCTTATTTTGCTGCAGCAAGAAAAAGTCAAAAAGGATTTGGCCCGGCATCGATATTTGGCACCAAAACTAGTAAAAAAACTCCGTTAACACCAAACCAAATTGTTACACAGATCAACAGTGTGCTGGGAGAAAGTTTTTCAAATCCTGTAAAAGAAATTATTACAAAAAAAACTTTACCCACGTTCAAAGGACAGGCAGAAAATGCAACAGCAATAAGGGATAATTTTGGAGAAGTATTTGGTCCAGTAGCACTCGTTGCCGGTGCATCCGGCATCACTGGTCCTTATAAGGATGCCGAAAAATATTTAGGGGATTTTTCTGCATGTGGAATATTTTATCCTACGCAACAAGCCAATCCTCTATGTGATAGTTATTTGATAGCATCAAATGGCAAAGAAGTAGGTATAAGTTCTAAAGGCAAGTCGGGAGCCAATGCCAGTATTTTTACCCTTGCAAAAAATATTAAAGAATTACAAATGAATGATCCAACGAATCCCTTACTTAAAACATATAAATTTACAGTAGATACTCTTAATTTTTTAGATGATCACACCCTCATCGATGGACCCATCGATTTAGCTCAGACATTGGGAATGATCAACGCCAAAACATCAGGTCAAATTAAAAGTTTATGGAACCCACGATCAGAGGAAAAAGACATTGCAAAATATCCCGAACTGACAAAAATTTATAATTTATATCCTTTCAAAAGTGGACCGGATGATAAAAATTTTAGATTACGTTTTGCAATATTAGCCAATATAGCGAAAGCGGTTTGTGAAAAAATTAATTCAACAAAAGGATTTGGAGAAGGTGCTCTTGCATTTTTAAATCAATCTCAAATTGTTCAAGCATACACACAGGTCAACGTATCAGATAAAGATGTCATTGTAAAAGAAATTCGAACAATATATCCTCCAAATTTCCAAGGTACTTTAATTTTAAATGGTGGAAAAAATTACTATTCTACTAACGCTGTAGGAAAAATTGCGTTTGATTTTAAACCTGCATAAATCACCACTAACATAATGTCACAGCAACCATAATAAATAATTGTGAATGAGCGATTATTTCGACGGCCGACTATTGATAGCTCCACCCCGCATGCGAGACTACAGGTTCGCGAAATCCGTGATCTACATGTGGAAACACGATGTTTCCGGCGCTGCCGGCGTCATCATCAACAAGCCCCTGACCTCTCCCACATTTGAGTCAGTGTGCCAAGAGGGCGAGTTGGAATACATGTCAGCCACATCTCCCAAGATACACTACGGCGGTCCTGTCATGAGCAACATGGTGGGAGTGCTGCACACCTTGGATTTTGAGATCAAGAGCACCAATCCTGTGCGAGATAACCTGGGTTTCACCTTGGATCGACAGGCAGTGGAGGCCATCGCATTGGGCCATCCACCCGAGAACTATTTCATCATGATGGGCATGGCCACCTGGGCGCCGGGTCAACTGGAGCAGGAGATCATGGCGGAACCACCACGCAGGGAAAGCGAATCTTGGTTGGTCATGGACTATGACCTCGAATTGGTGTTCAACACCTCGGCCAAGGACATGTGGGACACGGCTGTCAATCAGGCAGTGACCCAAAAGACCCAGCAGTTCACCGGCCGCATATTTGGCTAACAATTATAAATATTTGCGAGCATACTTCCAGGCAGGCGCGAAAAAGTAGCATATTATACACCTAGATTACTGGGCACATTTCCACCGTAAATAGTAAGTCATGACAGGCATAATAAAGTACAAATCTATTAGTGTGATCCTCGCAGGGCTATTATGCTCGTCTATCGCCACGTCCAGCGAGCTCACACACGAATTCAAGAACCCATCATTTTCGGGACAAGGGTTCAGCAACCATGTGCTGACCATAGAACAGATTGAGAACCAGCGAAAGAAAGAGATCCGCGAGAAGCGAGAGGCGGATGCTGCCAAGGCCAAGAGAGAGGCCGACAGCACCACGCTGGCCAAGTTCCTCAACAACGTGGAGAGCAGGATCTATGCCACCATCAGCAAGCAGCTGGTGGACAACATGTTTGGAGGATCGGAGAACTCAGGCACCGTGCAGTTGCAGGGCGCAACCATATCCTGGATCAAGGATGTCAGCACAGACATGATCACTCTCACAGTGGTGGAGGACACAGGAACCACGACAACTTTAACCGTGCCCATAGGCACCTGGGCATTTTAACATGATAAAGATTGCATTGATATTGATCCCATTTTTATTGAGCGGCTGTGCTGGAGTGGTGCAGAGCGTGCAGTACAAGGATCCAGAGATCACACAGGGCACCAAGCTGTTGGATTTTGCTCCAAAACTGGATGGCGAAAAGATCACGGTGGCGGTGTATTCATTCAACGACAAGACCGGACAGAGAAAACCCAACGACAAGTTCAGCAGCCTCAGCTCCGCAGTGACCCAAGGCGCGGAGGTATGGGTGATCAAGGCGCTGCAAGAAGTGGGCGGCGGATCATGGTTTAAGGTAGTGGAGCGAGTGGCCATAGACAACCTGGTCAAGGAGAGGCAACTGATACGCAGCACCAGGGAGCAGTACGAGGGCAAGAACGCCAAGAATTTAAAACCCATGCTGTTCGCGGGCATCATCATAGAGGGAGCCATAGTGAGCTATGACAGCAACGTGGAGAGTGGTGGAGCAGGTGCCAGATATCTGGGCATCGGCAGCAGCACCGAATACAGGACAGATCAAGTGGTGGTCAGCATGCGAGTGATCAGCGTGCAGACCGGAGAAGTATTATTGACAGTGGCAGCAGAGAAGACCATAGCCAGCGTCAAGAGCGGCACCACCTTTTTCAAATTCCTGGACATGGGCACCAAGGCCCTGGAACTGGAAGCGGGCAGTGCAGTCAACGAACCCACCAACTACGCAGTAAGGGCAGCCATAGATGCGGCAGTGGTGGAGCTCATCAATCAAGGTGAGAAGAAGAAGCTCTGGAAGTTCAGGAGCGCGGGCGAAACAAAACAACCAACACAACCAACAGAAGAGGTCAAGGAAAATGAGCAAAACAAACAGTAAATTAAAATTGTTGTCATTGTTGGCTTTGCTTTGGACGTCCACAGCATTGAGCAATGACATCTACATCGAACAGAGCGGAGACAACTTAACATTGAGCGTGACCCAAGAGGGCACGGGCAACGAAGTGGGCAACAGCACCACTGGGGTCAGTCTCACAGGTGATGACATGGACCTAACCATAAGCCAAGTGGGCAACACCAACACAGTGGAGATGAACGTGACCGGCGACAACTACACCGGCAACATCGACGTCTCGGGCAGCAGCAACACAACAACTGTGAACTGCGACTCAGTGGGCGCGGGCAATTGCGGCACTGTGACCAACACTTTAACTTTGACAGGCAACAGCAACACATTGACCCTGAACGTGGGCGAGAACGATGACGCCAGTGACTCCAACATAACCTACTCTGTGACCGGCAGCAGCAACACCATCACAGGCACTGTGGATGGAACCAACGTGACTGCCAGCACCACAATATCTGGATCAACCAACACACATGATGTGACCATCTCGGGTGGCGGCGTGAGCGGACACTCATTGACGCACTCACACACAGGTGGACTGGGCTCGTTCACTCTCAACCAGAGCGGCATCAATGATACCACAGTGAACTTGAACACCAGTGGCGACAACCACAACGTGACCATCACAGTTACGGACTAATGTGCCGATGGCTGCTGATATTCCTGTTTTGGATCACTGCCGCTGGGGCAGCACCCATAGGTGATGTGATCGTCAACGAGGGCAGCAATGAGATAGAGCGCAAGGGCGCGGCCAAGATCTCAATAGACAAAGGAACCAAGGTGGAGAGCCTGGACGTGGTCAAGACCGGACAGGGCAAAGCCAGCATACAGTTCGTGGACGAAACCAAAGTGGATGTGACCAGCCACAGCAAACTGGTGATTGACGAGTTCGTGTATGATCCCAAGAGTGGCAAGGGCAAGCTCAGCATGCAGGCCGGCATGGGCACGGTGAGATACGCATCGGGCCAGATAGCCAAAAATTCCAAACAGGATGTGAAGATAACCACGCCCACGGCAGTGATCGGAGTCAGGGGCACCGACTTCACCATGTCAGTGGACGAATTGGGAGGCAGCACCATCATACTGCTGCCCAGTTGCACACAGGTGGGCAGAGACACCATCTGCGTGGTGGGTGAGATATCAGTGGCCAGCGACATGGGCACAGTGATCCTCAACCAAGCATTCCAGGCCACCGTGGTGGAGACAGCCCGCAGCCAACCACTGAAGCCCGTGCTGCTGAAACTAGAAGAGGGCATGATCAGCAACCTGTTGGTGATGCGCAGGCCCGTGGAGATCGACGAAGAGCGCGAGCGTGAGAGATTGAAGAAGCTAGGAGACTTCCTGGGAGTGGACCTGTTGGAGTTTAAAGAGCTCAGCAGAGACTACATCGCGGAAAGCGAGAAGGACCTGTGGATGACTGACTTGGATATAGATTTTTTAGATCAGGACTTCCTAGTGGACGTGCTGGATCAGGTCAATGCCGCCCTGGCCAGACAGATGAAGGATCAGTTGGACAACACACAGACCAAGACCACCCTGGGCAAGGACCCAGAGACCGGCATCGAGCTGTATGATCAGCAACCACAATGGTTGTTCCGCAGACAGGACAGCAGCAACACAGTGCAACTGCGCCTCAACAAGGGCTATGGCTACAACATCAACGTGCAACAGGATGATTTTGAATTCCGAGATTACAAATTGGGAGATGGCAAGAATGATATCACTATCAAGCAGGTGCAATAATCTATGAGCAAAAAATTTTTAACAAAAATAATCTTGTTCACATTGGCTTGGATGCTGTTGTGGTCCATGGGCAGCCAAGTGAAGGCCGACCTCAACTACAGAACCTATCAGGGCACGGGAGCCTATCCTAATTATCCGGGCAACGGCAACGAATTGACCTACCCCACAATACTTTCATCAGGCACTGTTTCAGCAATCAATCACAATTGGGGCGGTGGACAAGTATTGAATTCTGGCCGGAGTGAACAGGTCATAGTGAACTACTATGGCTACATCACCATACCCGCTGCGGGCACCTACACATTTTATAATTTGTCGGATGATGGATTCCGTTTGAGCATAGACAACGATGTGGTTATTGCTGATTGGCAGGAACAGGGCACCGCCTACTACAACGGCAGTGGCACCAAGACATTTGCCAGCGCTGGCACCTATGCCATCGACGTGTGGTACTATGAGAACGGCGGTGCCGCGGCAGCCATATTGTTCTGGAATCTCAATGGTTCCATCCAGACAGTGTCCGCAAACTATTACACCAACACACCACCTGTGGTCTCGGTCACCATAACTCCAAATCAGACCAGCAGGAAGGGCACAGCACAGGGCGCCACGGGCAGCGGCGTGTACATAGAACAGAGCGGTGACAACCTCACCCTCAACGTGGAGCAGCACGGCACCGGCAACTTCATTGTGGGCAAGAACTGGGCGGGCAGCGGCATCATCGACGGTGACGACAACACAGTGAACCTGCAGCAGGGCACTGCCAATCATCCCAGCCACAACAACGGCATGGGCATCAGCATCACGGGCGACACCAACTCGATCACCATGAGACAGGACAGCCTGGGATTTGGCAGCGGCGGGCATAGATCCCTCCTGGACCTCACTGGCAACCTCAACTCTGTGATCATGATGCAGGACAACACCGGCAGCGGTGGTCACTACCAGGACGTGGTCGTGGTGGGCAACAGCAATGACCTCACCCTGCAGCAGCAGAACAACGTGGCCAAGGACCTGTTCACCACCATCACTGGCAACAGCAACACCGTGAGCGTGATGCAGAAGGATTCGGGACAGCACTACCTGGACGTGATCCTGGGCGGCAACGGACACTCGGTGGGAGTGACCCAACAGGGCACTGGCAATCATGCAGCTCGCATCGAGCTCAACAATGGCGGCGGCAGCAGCACAGTGAGCCTCACACAGCAGGGCAGCACCAGCCAGAACTACACACTGACACAGACCTGCACCAATGCCAACGGTTGCTCCACTTCGGTCACACAGCAATAAATATACACATATTATGAAATGGATCACTCATTGGACCACTGTGTTCGTCACGGTGTTTGTGCTGACTTTGATGGGACTGCAAGATCCTTACATCAAAGAAACTTTGAGATTGAAATCATTTGACATACTTCAAATCAATCAAGATCGCACCACGTCCAATGAAATCGTGATCATCAACATTGATGAGAAAAGCATGGAGCAGTATGGACAATGGCCATGGAAACGCTCAGTGATGGCAGACATTGTTGAGCGTGTGCGAGCCAACGAGGGTGGCGTGATCGTGTTTCCTATATTGTTCAGTGAACAGGACCGCCTGGGTGGCGACGAAGCGTTCGCAGCAGCCATACAGGACAATGGAGTGGTGTTGGCACAGGTGGGCACGGCACAGTCGCAAAAGAACAATGCAGTGCCAAGAGGAGTGGCCAAGATAGGAGATCCCCTGCCGTGGTTGTTTGAATGGCCTGGCATGTTGGGTCCTATCGAAAGTTTATCCACAGCGGCCGGGGGAGTGGGTGTGTTGAACACAGCGCCAGAAATCGATGGTGTCACAAGAAGAATTCCGTTATTAATGAAGATCGGAGAAGAGATCTATCCTGCCTTGGCATTGGAAACCATCAGAGTGGCCACAGGAGATCCCAGCTATCAAGTGAAAACACAGGCAGGTGGCATCACGGCACTGAGGGTGCCCCAATACAAGACCATACAGACAGATGCTCATGGCAGGATATGGATCAGATGGGCCTACGATTTCAAAAGCATCAGCGCCGCTGATGCGGATTTTTCAGCAGTGAAAGGCAAGACCGTGATCATTGGCACATCGGCCGAGGGCATAGGCAGCACCATGGCCACACCCACAGGCACCCAATACAGTTACATGGCCGTGGCCAGTTCTCTACAGACTGTGCTGATGGGTGACAACATTGTGAGATATGACTTTGCTAATTTCGTAGAGCTGTTGATCAGCACAGTGACAGCAATAGCCGTGGTGATTCTCGCAAGATTTGCTGCCTATTGGATCGTGGGAATGGGCATGATTGCATTATATGTGGCAGCATTGTACTTTGCCAATTATTTTTTCCACAGCAGATTACAATTATGGGACGTGAGTTGGTTCATCATCACTCTGACCATAGTGGGCATGCATGCCATATTCAATCGCTTCGTGAGAGAGTTCACCCTCAAGCAACAGATCAAGAAACAATTTGGCACCTATCTATCTCCTGCCATGGTGGAACGATTGCAGAGCAACCCAGAACTGCTGCGACTGGGCGGCGAGACCCGAGAGCTCACAATCATGTTCACGGACGTGAGGGGCTTCACTGCCATAAGTGAACACTATGGAGCCGATGTGCAGGGGCTCACTGCCATAATGAATCGCTACATGACCGCCATGACCAAGAGCATATTGAACAACGGTGGCACACTGGACAAGTATATCGGGGACGCACAGATGGCTTTTTGGAACGCTCCCTTGAATGATGCCATGCACGCACACAACGCAGTGAGGACCGCGATGGAGATGTTGGTCAATCTCAAGCAATTCAACGAGGAGATAGCCAAGGAAGGCGTGCCAGCGTTCGGCATGGGGCTGGGCATCAACACTGGATCAGTGGTTGTGGGCAACATGGGGTCAGATCAACGCTTTGATTACACCTGTCTCGGTGATGCTGTCAACCTGGCTTCACGACTGGAGGGACAGAGCAAGCCCTACGGAGTGGATCTGGTGCTGGGACCACGCACTGCGTACATGGTCAAGGACATACATGCAGTGACCGAACTGGACTGCATCGCCGTCAAGGGCAAGCAGGAGGGCGTAAAAATATACACTGTAGGTTGTGAGACAGGAGAACACAAACAGTTTTTGAAATTCTACTATGCCGGAGAGTGGAAAAATGCCCTTATTTTGCTGGAGAATTTGAAAGAAAAAAATCCTCAGCTGAAAAAATACTACTACATGATGACAGATCGATTGTCAGAGGCAGTGCCAGCGGACTGGTCAGGTATCTATCGCGCCACTTCAAAATAGTTTTTTATTCACAAAAAATTTTTTATAAAAAGAAGATTCTAATTGACAGATTTTAAAAGATATTGTTAAATAGCCTATACGTTAACAATGTCACAGGAGACAAATAAAAGATGACCACACTTGTTCACAAGCACTTGATAGTGCGAGCTGAAGTAAGCGACCCACCCAAAGATGAGACACTAGCAAAACAATCACTAACACAACTGATAGAGGCAATCAACATGAAGACGCTGTTTGGCCCAGAGGCCAGATATGTGGACGTGCCTGGCAACCGGGGACTGACCTGCTTCGCCATCATCGAGACATCGCACATAGTGATGCACACCTGGGACGAGGGCAATCCGGCCATGATACAGCTGGACGTTTACACCTGTGGAGCACTGGACACCGACGTGGTTTTCGACTTCATGCGGCGTTTTGGCGTGATCAAGATGGACTACAAGTTCCTGGATCGCGAGACCGACCTCAAGGAAATACCCCTGACGGGAGCAGTTGTGCCCATGCGCAAGCGACGCATCCGCAAGGCCTTACAGGTGCTGGCCTAGACACATAAATACAGTCCTATTATGGACTTCTTGAAACTGACATTGGACGTGGGATTTCCCATAGCTGCGGCGATAGCCTGTGGATTCTTCGTGTTCCTCACTTTAAAATTCATCCTGGCTTCCGTGACGTCCGACGTGAAAAAATTAAGTGGCATAATCGAGTCCCTGGACAACAGGGTCAAGACCATGAATGCTGACGTGATCAGGATCGACACCTTGGTCAGCGCCACGCTCAACATCAGGCCGGACCTGGACAGGATCGGCAGGGCGGACGGCAAGACCGACGCCAGAAAAGATTAGCATGACCAAAGATCTCATACAGATGATCAACACCTATGGCTTCCCCATTATAGCCGCGGGAGGACTTGGCTACTTCATATTCTATGTTTGGAAGTGGGTGACCATGGAGATCAAGCCCGTGACCAGCGAGACCAGCAAGACGCTTATAGCACTGGTGGACAGGATCAGGATGCTGGACAATGACCTCATCAGGCTCAACACCAAGCTCAACGTGATCCTGGAGCACCAGGAAGAGCAACAGAAGAAAAATAAAAATCAATAAACGTTTTTTTTAGATATCGACGTGGGATCACTCATGCGGCACCTCCACATGGGATTCATGATCAATCTCTTTCCAGTGTATCAATTCAAATCTGCCATCCATGTGTTCCACCAGGGCAGTGCAGCTCTCCACCCAATCACCGCAGTTCATGTACAGCACCTCATTGATCGCCTTGATCTCCGGAGTGTGTATGTGTCCACAGATCACTCCCGCATAGCCCTGCCGGTGGCATAGTTGGGCAAGATTTTTTTCAAATTCAAATATGAAGCTCACCGCCCGTTTGACGTTGTGTTTGAGGAACTTGCTCATGCTCCAATAGTCCATGCCCAGCAACTTCCTGGTGTGATTGAAGATGTTGTTGATCCACAGAGCCAATTGGTAGGCAGAGTCGCCCAGCCATGCCAGCCAGGGTGCCATCACTGTGATGCCGTCGAACAGGTCTCCGTGCGTGACCAGCAGCAGTCGACCATCCACGGTCTCATGCACATGCTCGTTCATGATCCTGATGCGGCCGAACTTGAGCCCGAAACCCAACCAGTTGCGCAGTATCTCGTCATGGTTGCCCAGGATGTAGTAAACCCGCGTGCCGCGCTTGGCCTTGGTCAGTATCCTGCGTATCACGTTGCTGTGGCTCTGCGGCCAGTAAACCTTCTTGGCAATCTGCCATGCGTCCACGATGTCGCCCACCAGATACAGCCGCTCGCAGTCATTCTGTTTTAGGAATTGGCACAGGTAATCCGCCTTGCACTCTCGTGTGCCCAGATGCACGTCGCTGATGAATATGGATCTGTATTTCTGGTTCATTGGCACTGCTATTTAATCATTGTCGCGTGACCATGCCAGCAGATAGAATAAACACAGCAGATTAGTGCCGGATGATAGACATTAAGTATCTGTATGAACTATTTCCTCGTGGTCGTGATATGCATCTGGGGTGACTGCAACAGCTTCGTCACCACCGAGCCCACGTTCAAGACCAGGGAAGCCTGCGTGGAATATTCACGTACGGTGACCAGCAGGATACAGAAGCAATTACCAGACAGCTCGGGCAGCACATATTGCCTCAATGACGAGGAGCTGAAGGAAATCACAGAGCAGATGCTGCTGGAAGAACACCAGCAATACATGGACCAAGATTCCCAAGACATCTAGTTGACAGAACAGGCACACGTGTTATAATACAGCATGATCCACGGCATGATAGATCTGGAAACGCTCAGCACTCGGCCCGACGCCGTGGTGTTGACCCTGGGCGGCATCAAGTTTGACGCCCACACAGACAAAGAACCCCATGATCCCTTGTATTTCAGGGTGGATGTGGATGCCCAAACAGCCCTGGGACGTCATGTGATGGATGACACGTTAAATTGGTGGGCCACGCAGCCCAAAGAGATTGCGGAGGACGCACTGGGCGAAGGTGATAGGATATCGCTGGCGGAGTTCACACAGAAATTAAACAAGTGGTGCGTGGGCATAGACGTGTTCTGGTGCCAGGGACCACTGTTCGACTATGCCATACTGCAGAATCTTTATGCACAACTCAACAAGCCCTGTCCATGGAACTACTGGCAGATCAGAGACAGCAGGACACTTTTTAGTTTATACAAAGAAAATGAGACCAGCAAGCCGGACGCACACAATGCGCTCGCTGATTGTGATTACCAGGCAAAAAAAGTCCAACGATATTACCGCACACTAAATTTAAAATCTTTTTAATTTAGATATTGATTATGCAGTGGGCTCATGCTAATATAGTGGCATGAAGACGAAATGGCATGATATAGAAAAATTCTATAATTTCGACAATCTACAGATCACCCACAAGAAGAAAAGCGAGTTCGTCAAGCTGCCCTGTGTGTATAAACTACGCATTGATAATAAAGTGGTGCACGTGGGTCGATCTGACACCTGCAAGAAACATGGCGGAGCTGAAAAAGTGAGGAAGGCCCTGGTACAACTGCTGCACCTATATGAGCATAACAAATCAGTGGAACCAACCAGCTATTGGGAACACATCAGGCAGGAATATCATCCCAGTCCCGTTAATATTGAAATTGGCATAATTGAAACAGATGACATCGAAAACGTTTATAGCAAAGAATCTAAGAGAGCCAATTAGCTGCTACGAAGAGAGCACGTGGCACGCCAACGGCCTGCCCAAATGGGAGAATGACACATATTCTGTGTGGGATGATCTATTTCCCGTCACGCCCGGACATCTGCTGTGGATACCCAAAAAGAACATAGTGGGACATGTGAGGGTGACCTATGGAGCAGCATACGAATATGGACAGGATCAGATCGAGTCAGGCAAGTGGGCAGGATTTAACATAGGACAGAACATGGGCATGGCGGCAGGGCAAAGCGTGATGTGGCCGCACATACATCTCATACCCCGACACCAGGGTGATTGCCCTCCCGGACTCAACGGCATCAGGCGTAGTCATCCCAACGGAGATCACAAAGAATATTATTAGAATGGCCAAACGACAACCATTAACCAATTCAGAATGGAATCTGTTGCGAGCTCTGGAGGAAGAAGTATATACTGTAACAAATGAACAAAAAAATTGGCCCACAAAAACATGGTTAAAAAAAAGAATAAAAGAACTAAAGGCACGTGCAGGGGAGGACCCATCTTCGTAAGCCCGGACGGTGGCGAGACCGTGTACGAGCAGAAGCGTGGTGGGGGATGGGGTCGATGTGTTCACAAGAGCGAGCAAGCCAAATTAATGGATCAAGCCCAGGCCGAGATGGACATGATGGGCACAGAAGCCATACGCATGAGACGGAAATATCCAGCACTGCAAAAAGCATGGGATCAGTATAAATTACTATGGAATGTGATAGTGCATGAAGAATATGACTATTAAGAAAAAACAATCACAGGAAGAACTGATTGTGTTGGAATTGGAAGATGAAGAGGATGCGGAAGACCTATCTTGGATGATACAGGAAGATAAGGACACAGTGATAAAAACAGATAACAAGAAAAGAAAACGTCGAAAATGAGTGTTGTAAAATATTTTGTATTGCCAGACAATCCAGATGTGCTGGGTGGCAACGTGGCAGAGCCCTGGGGCTTTGCGGACGCACTGATCAATCCAGGCAAGGATGCAGCTCTGAGGGAGTTTTGCGACAAGAACCAAGTGGACTATGGGCACCAATGCTCCAAGCTCAACACTTTCGTTTTCAACAGCGTTGCCTACTACTGCTCCGCAAAGACAGCACAGGCAGTGGAAAAGAAATTCAAGATCGGTTCAGTCATCACAGACAGAGAACAGCACAAAGAAATCAAAGAAAAAGAAAAAGAAATCAAACAGGAGATGCGCAGCGACGAATGGCTGGCGGACAAGGTAATCACCGACTGCGGCGAGCTGGTGAACAATGGATTCAAGAGGTACAAGTTCGTGCAGGAGGTGCGTGACAGGAATCCAGAGATAGCGCACACACGCATGACACGTCAGATACAGCAGATGTTCGAGGGCGGCATGCTGGCGGCAAATGACCGGGGAGTCATAGTGGCCGGAGACAAATTTCCCAAAGACAAGATGGCAGCCAAGAAGATGGTGGAAGTGAAGGACCTATATGGCCGAGTGAGGACACGTGCGGAAGATACCACCACTTAGAGAGGACCTCATGGTCCAGCAGCAGATCAAGGGAGCATGGCAGCACATGGTGGCCGTGATCTGCCTCAACCAAACATATAGGAAGCAGGTCAAGGAGATACTGCCGCAGTTGTTCCACATATGGCCCACTCCGGAAAAGATGGCCCGGGCACCGTTAAATAGACTGCAGCGATTGATCAAGCCCTTGGGCATGTGGCGTGTGAGGAGCAGGAGGATAAAACAAATGAGCCGAGAATTCTTAAATTGGAACGGTGAAGATGCCGCAGAGCTGCATGGCATAGGCAGATATGGCTCGGACAGCTATAAGATATTTTTTAAAAAGCAATACAACATCAGGGTCACGGACAAAGAACTAAAGAAGTATCTCAAACAAAAAAAGGAAGCGGCATGACCAAGTTCGTTTCGATCATAGGCAATGGCGAGAGCCGCTTTGGATTTGATCTCGTCCCATTGAAGAAATTCAGCACAGTGGTTGGTTGCAACGCACAATTCAGAGACTATAACTTTGATTACTTCGTGTGCGCTGATCGCCACATGTGCCAAGAGGCTGCCAACACAGTGGGCAAGCAAGTGACCATATACACTCGACAGCGATGGCATGCAGAATTTGCCATGTGGCCCAACGTCAAGCCACTGCCGGACCTACCCTACGAGGGAGAAGAGAGGCAGGACGAGCCGTTCCATTGGGGCACAGGCCCCTATGCGGGTGTGGTAGCTCTCACGTTCAAACCCAAGGCCATATTCATGCTGGGATTTGATCTACATCCTACGAAAAAAGACACAGTGAACAACATCTACAAAGATACCAAAGGTTATGAGTATATCAAACGTCCCGTGGATCCCTCTTACTGGGTACACCAGTTCGAGAAACTGATGGCACTAGATAACTGTCGTTGGATCGTGGTCAACCGAGAGGGTTGGAGCCTGCCCACGGAATGGAGCCAGCACAAGAATGTTTTCCCGGAGACCTATGAGGGCATGGCCAAATACATCAACGAGAAGACCGCGGTTAAATAGCACTATAATATATGTCAACAGAGCTGATACAACAACAGATAGACCAGGAATATGCATATGGATTCACCACTGACATAGAGTCCGTCACTGCGCCCAAAGGCCTCAACAAGGACGTGATCAGATTCATATCCAAACAGAAGAAGGAACCCCAGTGGTTGTTGGAGTGGCGCCTCCGGGCATACGATCGCCTGCAAGTGATGACGGAACCCAACTGGCAAAAACCACACTACCCCAAGATAGACTATCAGGACCTGTACTACTATTCAGCACCCAAGAGCTTCAAGGAGGGACCAAAATCACTGGAGGACATCGATCCCGAAATCAGGAAGACCTACGAAAAATTGGGCATACCGCTGACGGAACAGATGAGGTTGGCGGGCGTGGCGGTTGATGCCGTGTTCGACTCGGTGTCCGTGGCAACCACCTACCGGGGCAAGCTGGAGGAGATGGGCATCATATTTTGCTCCATATCCGAGGCAGTGCAGACCCACCCAGAACTTGTTAAAAAATATTTAGGTTCAGTGATACCATTGACCGACCACTACTTCGCCACGTTGAATTCCGCCGTGTTCACTGATGGGTCTTTTGTCTACATTCCACCGGGAGTGAGATGCCCCATGGAACTTTCAACTTATTTCAGGATCAACGCATCCAACACAGGACAGTTTGAGAGAACTCTGATCATAGCAGATCGGGGCAGCTATGTCAGTTACTTGGAAGGTTGCACAGCCCCCATGAGAGATGAGAATCAACTGCATGCGGCCAACGTGGAATTGATTGCACTGGATGATGCCGAGATCAAGTACAGCACAGTGCAAAATTGGTATCCCGGAGACAAAGAAGGCCGGGGCGGCATCTACAACTTCGTGACCAAGCGGGGACTGTGCAAAGGCACCAACAGCAAGATATCCTGGACGCAGGTCGAGACTGGTTCAGCTATCACTTGGAAATATCCCAGCTGCATACTGCAAGGGGATCATTCATCTGGTGAATTCTATAGCATCGCGATCACCAATAACTATCAAAAGGCAGACACTGGCACAAAGATGATACACATCGGCCGAAACACAAAAAGCAGGATCATCTCAAAAGGCATATCCGCAGGACACGCTGACAACACCTATAGGGGATTGGTAAGCATATCAAAGAAAGCGGCCAATTCAAAAAATTACACACAGTGTGATTCTCTCTTGATCGGCAGCAAGTGTGGCGCACACACCGTGCCATACATCGATAACAAAAATTCAACCTCCACCACGGAACATGAGGCCACGACCTCCAAGATCAGTGAGGAGCAATTGTTCTATTGCAAACAAAGGGGGCTGGATCAGGAACAGGCAGTGGCCCTGATAGTGAACGGTTTCTGCAAGGAAGTGCTGCAACAGTTGCCCATGGAGTTCGCAGTGGAGGCACAAAAACTGGTCGGCATCAGCCTGGAAGGCAGCGTTGGTTAATTGACAGCAACATAGACGTTGACAGAATCCAAATAACAGCTACAATTAAAGCATGTTAAAAAAACATCAAACAAGTATCAAATGTTTAATGGACTCCACAGAAGCATTACTGAATGCCATGGAGAAACACGGCGTGGATCCAGAAGCTCTGAGCAAGACCCCAGAGTTCGTGGTACTGGTACATTTCCTCAAGGCCATAATAGATGGTAAAATGGAGATTCCAAACGGCCTGTCTGACCGCATAGCCGAGCTGGCGGACACTTTAGACATTGACAAGATAGTGGACACTACGCTACACTAGCTAAATTACATAAGACAGTGGACTTCAAGACATTCACCCCACTCTAAATATTCTGCATGTCATCACAGGAGAAAAAAGATGGCATACTATTCGACCAAGACATACGATCACAACGAGGGGCTGAGCTGTGCTTTCAGGCAATGGCGGGCCGTGCATTCACACTGTAAACTGATCCATGGATATTCGCTGGCATTCAAATTGGTGTTCGGCTGCAAAACATTAGACGACAAGAACTGGGTGCAGGACTTTGGTGGACTCAAGGAGATCAAGGCCTGGCTGAAGCAGCAATTCGATCACACGTTCTGCGTGGCCGAGGACGATCCAGAGTTCCAGACGCTGATGCTGCTGGATGGCAAGCTGGCGGATGTGAGAGTGATGCCTGCGGTGGGCTGTGAGAAATTTGCCGAGCACGTGTACAACCATGTAAGTAAGATAATACAACAGCAGAGCGGGGGCCGTGTTTGGTTGGATTCCGTTGAATGCCGCGAACATGGAGCGAACAGTGCAATCTATACCAGAGATTGAAGTAGTATTAAGGAACCCTGAGGACAGAAAAGACACATTGTCCTATTTCATCGAAGTGGAAGACAATGATTTCACACGTCGCTGGATCGATGCATTAAAACAAAACATAAAAAATAACTTACACCTGGAGAAGAACTACTGCTGGATGGGTTTTGCGGACTCACCTCGCGATGCTGATTACCTCTGCCGCAAGATAAATGATGCCATATTCCAGATCAATTGCTTCAACCACCAGAATGAATGGACAGTGGCCGGCCTTAAATCCTATGAGATCAAAGATCACTTCAGCAGAGAGTCAGTGATCGCCACGGACATGCGCTTGAATCATGAACCAATGAACCGACTGCACAGATACTTTGAGGACCTGCAGGGCGAGGTGGGCAAGCTCAGTCCCTATTATCGTCTCGCAGATTACGAGACCAAGTGGGCCATAAGGCAGCTCAATGACCTGTGCCACGAGCTGGAGAGCTGGGTGCTGTCCAACAGGAAGAAGCACACTGCGCCAGAATGGCAGAGACCTTCGCAGATCACAACTTTCCTCAATGCGCCAAGGCATCAATTGGAGTCGGGCGACTACGATCTATTCTTGAAAAATCGCTATGACCGGGTGCTGGGAGGAGTGTACCTGCACTGGGCGCAGATAGGCAAAACGCATCTGGAGGTATTCAGAGACGAGCAGGGCAAGGACATCAGCGAGGCGGTGTGTTCCGCCATAACCTGCCTGCAATATTACAGCGGAGAGTTTGACGTGGAATGGGGCAGGGACGTGATTGACGATGGATCGCACCCGTGGCACAGCGCCGAGCAATCAAAATTCAGAGAATGGCTGCAAAGGAACAACATAAACTATGATGATCCAAGACTGAGCTTCGGCTACGTCAAGCTGGGGCAGATAAATTTGCAAAAGAGTTTTGGCACCACGGACTTCTTCGAGATATTAAAGAAATTATCCTGCCATCTTGACGTGTATAGCATCACGGCGGACGGAGTCACTGGCACGTATGACTACGTTTGGAATGATGATAACTATAAAAAGATGCAGATAGACTTCCTGAGACCTGGATATGACTGGAGCAAGCACAATGCCTAATCACGTGCTGTGCGTCAAATGGGGCAACAAATACACCAGCGAATACGTGAACGTGCTCAGCAGCATGTGCCAGCGCCACGCCACGGTGCCATATCAGTTCCACTGCCTCACTGAGAACGCATCTGGACTGGATGCCGCGATAGACGTGATCCCATTGCCCACCCATCCGGGCATAAGGACCTGGTGGAGCAAACTCTACATGTTCTCTCCCGACCTGCCGATCAAGGGCAACATATTGTATCTTGACCTGGACGTGATAATTTTTAACAACATGGATCCATTGTTCACGCACGACCCAGGCAACTTCCAGATAATCAGAGACTTCAACAGGTGCAGGGTGTCGGACTGGAAGCTCAGCAACAGCAGCGTGATGCGCTGGGACACGGGTCGTCTTGATTATCTTTGGACAGAGTTCGCAGCAGATCCCGGCCGGGTCATGGGCAACAACCACGGAGACCAGGACTGGATAACCAAGCGTGCCACCGCTGACATTAGGCACTGGCCGGACGAATGGATAAGATCCTACAAATGGGAGATGCACCCAATGAGCAGCAGATGCGTCACCAAGGGAAATAAAAAAGTTTTCCCGCAATTACCTAAGATCAATCCACAAAACATGGTGGCCGTCTTCCACGGAGATCCAAAACCCGCCAACTGTGGCGATCAGTTCTGCATTGACAACTGGCGATAGTGTGCTACAATAAGACATGACAAAACGCATAGGTTTTTGCTGCAAGTGGCTCAACGACAGATCAGAATTTGGAGGCATGAAGGTCAATGCCAAGGACAGGGAATTGAACGGCCGCAGCACCACCATGCGCTGGCTGCGGGAGCACCCGGAAGAGGCCGAGCAGAGGCAGTGGGACATCATGAACCACAACGCCGCGGCCGCGACCAGGATGATCGAGCGTGTGGGCCAATTGCCCGCCGAGCGCAGGATGGTTAGATTGGGATCGGAAATGCTGCAGGGCTACACAGAGAAGAACTGGATCGACTGGTGGCAAAGGAAAGAGATACAGGATCATCTGGCCAAGATATTTGCGCCCGTGGGAGATGCTGCCAGGAAGCATGACGTCAAGATAAGTTTTCATCCGGGACAGTTCTGCGTGCTGGCATCGGAGACCCCGGACATAGTGGAGCGCAGCATACTGGAATATGAATATCACGTGGACATGGCACGCTGGATGGGCTATGGCAAGACATGGCATGATGGCTGCAAGATCAACGTACACATATCTGGCAAGCTGGGACCAGATGGAATTATTAAAGTATTGCCCAGGCTCAGCCCCGAGGCACGCAATCTCATCACAATAGAAAATTCGGAAATGGGTTGGGGACTGGATGATTCTCTGAAGTTGGAAAAACATGTGGCCTTGGTCATGGACATACATCATCATCTCATTCGCGACGAAGAATACATACAAGCCAATGATGATAGAGTCAAGCGGGTTATAGAATCGTGGCGTGGCGTGAGGCCCACATTACACTATTCCTACTTTCGAGATGAGGCACTATTGCCAGCATTCAAAGACGATCCCGACCACATGCATGATCATCTGCACAGCATCAAGGACCTATTGGCATTGGGCTGCAAGAAACAAAAACTTAGAGCGCACAGCGACTTGTTCCCCAATCAAAAAACCAATGCATGGGCGTTGAGCTTCCATGATCATTTCGACATCTGCACGGAGGCCAAAGGCAAAAATCTAGCCGCTCAACAGCTCTACGAGCAGTCATTGTCACAGTTATAAGGTTGAATACCAAACATTAATAATTTATAATTAAGTAGATGGCGGAAAAAAAACGACGTCGGAGATCTGGTTATCTGCAGCGTTTCCGACACAACATAGATCTCAACTCATACGGAGTGGATGGTGACCTCATAGCATGGTGCAAGAGGCACAGTGTTGGCTCATGGGGCTGGTGGTTCTGGACGCACCCGGACTGGCACAATCTGGCCTATGACACCTATGACGAGCGTGCCTACGGCAAGAACAGGGCCTACATGAGCTTCCAATTCAAACGGGACGCACTGAGGTTCTGGTTCTGGTGGCAGCGCAAGGAGGACCATGAAAATAAAAGATAAGATACAGCAATGGTCGGACAACCTCAAGCCATTGTCCGGAACGGACAGATTGGAATACATCATAGAACTGGGCAGGAAACTACCTCCATTGGATGCCAAGTTCAAGATAGACAGTTTCAAGATACACGGCTGCGCCAGCAATCTCTGGCTGGTCCCCAAGTTTGAAAAGGAACAAATGTTGTTGTCGGCTGATGCGGACGCATTCATAACCAAGGGCACTGCCTACATGGTGCTGGACATATTGAACTGCCAGCGCTACGGCAGCATAAAAAAAATAAAACGTGAGGACTTCGCGCCCCTGGGCATGGCGGAACTGCTCAGTGTGCAACGTCAGAATGGCCTGGGACTGCTAATTACTACTATAAAGAAATACGCGGACAGCCGATGAGAACTTTATACGAATCCCACTCTCTTTGCCATATCTGTTACAGGCACATTCCTTCGCAGGTCACTGTGGAGGACAACGTCCGCTACATCAACAAGTCCTGCCCCGAACATGGTGATTTCAAGATAGTCCAGGATCCCGACGCTGAATTCTGTGAGAAGTTGGAACAGCGAATCAATAGGTTCTACAACAGGATCTTGATGATAGAGGTGACCAATCGCTGTCAGCTGGCCTGTCCGCATTGCTATCACATACCTGACAACAAAGAAAGGGACATTGATCTCCAATACATTTACAATCACATCAGCACTGCCCCACCAGCGATAGATCATGTCATACTTGCCGGGGCGGAGGCCACTGTGAGGAGGGACATGTTTGACATCGTTGACAACATAAGAGCTTCGGGACGCAAGGCAGTGATACTGACCAACGGGGTCAGGCTGCACGAGAAAAAGTTTGTTGAAAAATTGCAGGAGCACAAGACCCACGCAGTGCTGATTGGATTAAATCACTGGAGCTATCAGGGCCGAGACACACACGAGAAACAACTGCAGGGCATCAAAAACTGCATAGACATGAATTTGCTTTTCCATTACATAGGATACACCGTGGAGAGCTATGAACATCTCCGGGACGTCTTGGAAGAGATCAACACATTTCCCTACTACAACAGCGGCAAGAAATTCCAGTTCAGGATCAGGCTGGGCAGCAACATAGGCAGGGTGCCCACGGAGCCCACTGCATACATCAGCAAGAACTACAAGATGATCGAGCAGATAGCAAAGTCCATGGGGCATGAACTGATCAGTGCTCATGATCTGGGAGATGACAACATGTACCACATGATGGCCTACATGAATGGACATTTTCTAAGAATCATACAATGGCCTGACGCCACCAACATAGACATGCAGCAATTGAAACATTCTCCATGGGCCAAGTTCAATAGACAGGACTACATGACCAATTTCGTTCATCAGGTCATCACACGCGATGCTTATGTCAACAAGGGATTGCCTGTGCTGGACAGGGTGCCCGAGGCATATACCTACAGCGAGAAGAACGACGGGGATATAATTTAAGGTTTCTTATTAGATAATTTTTCTCTTCTCGCCTTTTCTCTTGATGTCGAGGGTCGAGCAGTGTATGCCACCTTCCCAAAATAGATAGTGTCTTTGGGGGATGACGTGGCAGTCTATCCGCAGTGTTCTCAGCTTGGCAAATAGTTCCGGCAGGTGCCTACCAAACACAATGTTATGCCTGTCGATCACTAGCACATTGAGATCGAAGCACACTTCTTGGCAATAACCTCTCCAGTTTTCTAAATACTTGTCCAACCATGCCACATCCATTTTGTCCTGCGCCTGTGCATAATCCCGTGCGAACCTGTCCAGCTTCAATTTTGGCAGGCAATCACCAACGTCGACCAGTTTCTTCTCACGCAGGCATTCAGGAACCCAATCCAATCCCGCGTGGATCACTGTGTCATCATCTATCATTATGAAGCCATGGTCGATGTGTCCGAATCCCTTGAAGCGTGTGCCCGTGTTGTGATAGAACTTGAACTCTGGCAATTCTCGGCGGCACCACTCCAATCCTGTCTCCGATCCCGGACCCTCATGATTTACTATGACAGCATCACCCGCACGATACATAGTGGCGGTGTGCCATAACACCCTGTCCGGCAACTTGTCTTTGTAGGTCCTGTCACTGACGAACCAATCATGCTCCGTGTTGAGATTGGTCAACATGGGTGGTGGTTGGCTGATCCAGCGATAACCCTCTCTGAACATCTTTTCAAATATGTGATAGTAACTGATAGAATCAAAATATCTGTCAGTGTAACTGGTGTAAGTTTGTATTATGGTGTTGCCTATCACCAGTAATGCGTCTCTTGGCACGACAGGTGCCATGGGTAACCTTATATCAAATGTAGGCATCTTCACGCTGTCATAGCGGTGCAACACCGGACGCTCAACATGTATGTTGCCTTTCTTTAGGAATTCCGCCAGGCTGTCTAGATCCTGCTTGGTCTCTCCCAGTATCTTGTTGAACTGTGTGGCATTATTTTTTAACAGATGATCCACATCGCCGGGAGAATATGTGTCTCCCACTATCACGCTCTCCAAGGGATCATATTCAGTGTAGGTCATCGCAGATGTTCCTCCAACACAGAGAAGTATTCATCTGTGGCATTGATCGGCAACACAAGGAAATGCTTGTCTTTCTTTCTCTTGATCTGTAATATTGTTCCATACTCCCCCAGCACTTTGTAATCCTGTGCCGCAAATATGGCGTGGGCCTTGGCGATCACTAACTGATGTTGTTGTAATATGTTTTCTTGCTCTAGGATGTCTAAATATTTGTTGCAACTCAATATGCCAGGCAGTGAGAAACTGTATGTGAAGCCATGATCCCAATTAAATTTATCTGGCAACGCCTCTGCGATCCTCTTGTTGTACATCGTGATGCTAAGAGGAAAATACCCCGCGGTGATGGCCTTGCCCTGTGTGGTGATGTCTGGCGTGATTGGCAGCGTCTGCCAACCAAACACGGTGCCGGTCTTGCCTCCACCTATGAATATGTCGTCCACAATCACCAACACTCCCTGCTGCTGTATCTCTTTGATCTTGCCCCAGAACTCCTCGGAGCTGGGCTTGAGCCCATCACCGTATGGACAAGTCTCCACGATCACGCATATCACATCCGACCAATCATGTTCCGAAACTGCAAAGTCTCTGGGCAGTCTTTTTACCGAATCATAAGGACGCAGGGTGTAGAAGGGATCTTTCAACATGCTGTCCCCCATGCTGTAGTTTAGGAAAGTCGAACCATGATAACTGTCCTCAAATGACACGATGCGGTGTCTGTTTGTCTGCCCCATCTGCTTCTGGTATGCGCTGGCCAGTTTCACGGCGCCTTCGTTGGCGTCGCTGCCACTGAGAGCAAATATGCTGTTGAACCCGGTCATGCCATGTAGGCGTTCCGCCAAGGACCATGTTATGTCGTTGAGTTTCAATGTGTCATCACAATAAAAGCTCTCGGCCACTTCGGGTTTGGTCTTCATGTGTTCACACACATAATCTATGATGTCTGTGCGTTGGAATCCCAACACGAAACAACCAAAGTGCAACACTGGATCTATCTGTTTGGTTCCATTCACGATGTTGCCATACTGCCAATAAGGCTGTGCTGGTCCCACAGGGTTCTGCTCACCACATATCAATCCTGGAAAAGTTTTCATAATGTCCAACATTGCCTCTCTGTTGTGATGTATAGGGTCACTCTCCACTCTTTAGAAAAGTTCCAACTGCCATGTGGCTGCTCCGGCAGGAAGCTGACGATGTCGCCCTCGCCTATATAAACTCGTTTTTTATCTATTTCGAATCCCACAGTGTCTATGTTGTTGCTGGGAATACGAATTCCTATCAGCGTGGGTATAAGGTCTATCACGCGATCATTGATACGGTCCACTTTGTCCTGATGCACGGGAATGACACAGCCCGGTTTGGTGAAGTTCACTGCCACATGTATTACCCCTGGCATATCTTTGCTGGCATTGTAGGTACGCGGCCATTGATCACTCCATTTGGTACGTTTGTAGAAATGAACCAAAGGCACTCCCCACCAACCACAACGATCATCCAACCGCTTGGCTTCATACACATCGCCTGCATTGACTGATTCCTTTTCGATGTCATGATCTTTCTCCCATTCCTCCCAGTCCGCTCGACAGTGCTGATAGAGCGGTTGTAACAAGTCATGGTGTCGGTATTGGATTGGAGAAATCATTGTAGATCTTCTCTCAGAGCGGATCTGCTCAGAAACAATTGCACGCTGTATCTGTTTTTACTTCCAGCATTGATGGTGCTGACTGAATGTAATTCCCTGCCATTGTTTATTATTGCTCTGTTGAATATGGGCTCATAAAATTTTCCATGTGTGTCTGAATGGTTATCCTTCAACAAGAAACAACCTCCCCAATCAGGGTGCCATTCTCTGTTTAGATATATTGATATCCCGGCCGGATCTTTATCTTTCTGTGTTTTCCATTCACGACTCTTATCATATTCGTCATGCTTGTCAGTATGCCACTCCACAGAACTAAGTGGATAGGCTTTGTAAATTAATGCTTCGCTGTCAGCTGGCTCTCGTGTCAGTATGCCTTGGGACAGCAGAGTTTGTATTAATTTATTTGCCATCTTGGTATCCATGTGAGCAATGAAGGGAAATTGTTTATCTGGCAAATACTTGCCAAATTCAGCATCAAAATAAGAATGTCCGTTCATCCATATGGGCTTGTCCAACTCACCGATAATATAGCTCTCCAGCTCATTGGCGAAATCCACAGCCAAAAAATTATCTATCATCTTCATAGTTCAAAACTCGTTTCCAGCACACTTAGACAAAATGATACCCTGGTCTCAGCGGTGTGGTTGTACACCGAATGCGGATTGCGACCCCCATCGAGACACAGTATGGAATCTTCCGGCAGGTATAATTTCCTATCTCCCCACTGCATGCCACACTCCTGTTCTGTGGCCTTGGGTTGGCGCAGGTAGTACATGATGGTGTAAGTGCGATCCGGTTCACGGTCATCCATGCCTTCGATGTGGCTCCAATCAGTGTGCTCGGGCATGACCGAATGTGGTGGCACCACTATGATTGCAGAGTAACTGATGCCCGACAGTGTGCTGATGTCCCCGACCAACTCACTCCATCTCGCGGGTGGTGTTCTTTTCACAAAGCGATTGTATATGTCATAGGAATAAGTGGGAGCCGAGTCTGAGTGCGTGCCTTGATTCCATTGTTCTGTCCAGTCTTCCGTTCGGAAATCTTGTAGGTCTTGTTCTGTATTGTAGGTCTGTTTCACTCTGCGGAATATATCAGCCAGTCGTGGATAATCACGATATCGAGTGTAGTCTATCAGCATATAACCATTATAACACAACGCTGTTGTGGGTGTCAACTGCACACAGATTATCGGATGAATTAAACCAGTGGCATAATTAATAGTATGGAATTGTTTGAACTAACAGAATCAGCTCGAAAACAGATTGGTAATCTATTGACCCGCAATCCTGGAAAATATGCAGTGAGCCTAGCAGTGCTGGGCGGAGGATGTGCAGGCTTCAAATACGATTGGGGATTTGCGGACTCCGCGGAACAGATACAAAAAGATGACGTGGTAGTGGAATGGGCGGGTGGCAGATTTGTCGTGGACTCCATGAGCGTGATGTATGTGGCCGGCACCAGAGTAGATTGGAAGGAAGAAGTGTTCGGAGCACAGTTCGAGATAACCAATCCCAAGGCCACGGGCGGCTGCGGATGCGGAGAAAGTTTCTCAGTCTAAGTGCTGCCTATGGGCTTGTCGCTGCTGGCGTCAGTGCGGTAGATACCTCGCATTTTAACCCCGACCTTTTGGGCATATCTCTTTGAGTCACAGAAACTGCACACATGTTTATAATCATTGGTGGCCCTGTCCATCGCCACCCTGCTCTTGGGCCGCAGGAATGTTATGCCGCAGCAGTCGCATTTGAATACGTATAGAGTGTTTTTTCTTTTGAAGGTATGATATACACCCAGTTTACTCTGGCGTTCGTACAGTCGGAGTGTTTTCAGTGTTTCTATGAACATGATATCCTCAAGAATATTTAATAAATATATGGAAATCATTATATGAGCAGACTCACAATTGACACAGGAACCGAAGGAAATCCAGCCACAGGCGACAGCCTGCGCGGAGCGTTCACTAAGGTCAACACCAATTTTCAAGAGTTATATGCAGAGCTGGGCGGCGACAGCCTAGATACACTTATCTTCACTAACAACACCATTAGCTCAGGCATAACCAATGGCACCTTGGTGCTGGAAGGCAATGGTACTGGAGCAGTGGACATAGAAGGCATACAGGTCAACGACAACCAAATCATAACAACTACCTCCAACGCAAATTTATTATTGGACGGCAACGGCACCGGCACCGTGGTCATAAACGGACTCAGCTTCCCCATAGCGGACGGCACCGCGGGTCAGGTATTGAAGACCGACGGAGCGGGCAATCTATCATTCACAGCAGTGGATCCGGGAGCCATCACTTTTGTAGGAGATGACAGCACAGGCATAGCCGTAAGCATCGGAGAGACATTCAAGATAGTGGGTGCTGG